TTGACAAAACCCCCTTTTTTATTGTAGTATCATTAACGAGTTAGGAGTTTTATGTCTCTTATTTCGCAACGGGATAGGCAACTTGCGATCACTGCTATTAATCATTATATTGATTATCTTTCTAGTGAAATTGAGTTTTATGAAAAAGAGAATATGTTAACTGATACTGACTACCAAGATCATAAGTCAGAACTACCAGAAACTTATGCTCTTTTAAACTGGATCAAACTGGAATATTACAAGAATGAAAATTAATCTCTGGTATTGTGCTGATATGAACCAGTGGCGTTGGACTCTTGTTGATGACCGACGCCCTGTTTGTAGGCAAGAATCTGGACAAAGAGAAGACCTGCGGTTAGCAATGGAAGATGTTGCCAAAACCGTAGAGTATATGCTACAATGTGTACATAAGGGCGATTAACTCAGCGGTAGAGTGGCCTCCTTACAAGTGGTAAGTCACTGGTTCGATTCCAGTATCGCCCATTATAAATACTCAAAAAAGAGTATAATGGAAACTCTATATAAACTACTTTCTGATACACAAGCATCTCTTTTCTTGCTGTTCCAAAAAACTTGGGTTTATCACTGGCACATTGTTGGACCTGATTTTAAACAGATCCATGATTTGTTTGGTGAGCAATACCAGGAAATACAAGAAGAGGTTGATCGTGTATCAGAGCACATGAGATTCTTGTCAATTAAACCCATTAGTTCATTGTCAAGAGTTCTAGAAGTTTCTGGTGTCTCCGAAGCAAAATCCAATCTTTCCGAAATGGAAATGATTCGTGATCTCCTTGAGGATCATAAGAAGATTATTAGTATGCTTGATGCTGCTGCAGTAGAAGCAGATAATCAAAAGTCAAGAGGAACTGTTAATCTACTTGATGATTTAAACGAAGCACATGGAAAGTTTGTTTGGATGTTGAGATCATTTACTGAATAATTATTAATAGAAAATGGAAAACATTAAAATAAGATGCCGCTCCTGTGGTAAGGAGTTAGAAGGGCATCAGAATAAAACGGTGACATGTGGTTGTCCCAACATGGCAACAATTCGTGGTGATAAGGTTTCGGCAGTTGACTTATCACAGGTCGTTATGTTGAATTCTTATCAGTCTAAAAATAAAAAGAATATCCTATCACAAGAAGATATTATGTGGCAGGAAGAAAGACGCCAAAGAAAAGTTAGAAGACTTGATTTTGAAATTAGATAGGGTTTAGGTTAAGGTCCTTATCATAGACTGCATATTGATAGTTATATTGATCAACTTCACCAAATCCTAACTTTTTGTTTAGGGCAGATCTTTTTCTGGCATTATTTGGATGGTGAATGTTAGTAAATAAAGATCCATCCCAAGGAAGACCAATCAAAATATCATTTGGTTTTGGTGTAATTATTCCATCACCATTTCTAATAACATTATTAATACCATTTATGAAGTAAGACAAAACTTTTTTATTGTCTTCTGTCGTAAAGAATCTTGGGTCTGTTGAATGTTGAATCTGCCAATCAGGTCGTATTGCTCTTCCAGAAGTATTTAAGTTAAGTTTGTTTGCGATGTTTAAAACTCTTTCTGAATCACTATGAGTCTCAAAGTCTTTGTACAAAAAACTCATCTTATTTTTGTATATGACACAGACAACTCCCAAGAATAGGATGTGATCATAATCTGTTGGAATCCGAACAGTTATTTTGTCTGGTGATTCATATATTCTTTGAGATGATTCAATACCCAGTTCTGTTATTATAGATTTAAATTCTTTTTTCATATTGGTATGATGTTCAGGTTCTCATCATATTTACCATATTGAAATCCATCTTCATAAACATTTCCAAGACCGAATCGTTTTCCGACAAGTGCTCTTTGCCTTGTGCCAAGTTCAATTGATGAATCTGTAAAACCTTGATTGATCTTGACTCCTTGTGGTTTACCTACAAGTATGTCTCCTGGATTTGGTTTAATATTCAGTGAATCAAATCCATTGTGTAATGAGTATTGTGCTTCTTTAAGAAAACTAAAAAATACTTTCTTTCTATCTTCCAGAGAAAAGTCATAAGGTTGTTTTGTGTACTTTGCTTCCCAACCAATTTCCGCAAGTTTTGTTTTTTCATCATAATGAATTCTTTGGGCAAGAGATTCAATTCTTTCTTTTATGTCTGGTGAATTATGGTAATCTAAATATTCTAACCAAAGATAACTTTTTTTGGTATAATACGGAATGAAGAAAAGATAGATTGCCATCGCACCATCATTACACATATAATTGATTTGCTTCATTATCTTTTTTTCTTTTGGTAGAACTGGAGATCTATCTTTATATCCAAGTTCTTTTAGAAGTCTTTCAAATTCTGTTCTTTTCTTTGGAGGCAGAAGAATCACTTGACTTTCCTTTTATTCTATATTATGATTTATTATAACTCACTATTATTGTTAAGTAAATGATCACTAAAGTTGAGTTACAATCTCTTTATGAATGGGCAAAACAAACTGAATTTCCAACTAAAAAAGCACCAACGACAGAAGGATACTGTAATACTGATATTCACCACTATTGGTTGAAGGGTGTTGGTAAGGCAGTAACGATTAGAAAAAAATTGATGACGGATGAAGTTGTAAAGGTTCATCAAAATACTGATATTCTTTATTCGGGATATTCTTCTTTTGATTCGGGAACAATTTTAAAACCTCATAGAGACCCAAACATTTATCGGGAACCTTATAAGAGAATTCAGATTCCTTTGGAGATACCTGATAGAGAAAAGTGTTATATGATTTGGCAGGGTGAAAAGGTCTTTTGGGAAGAAGGAGTTCCAAAGGTCTATGAAGTGATGGACTATATACACGAAGGGGCAAATCTTTCTGATGCTCCGATGAAGTTTCTTTTTATAGATGTAAAAAAAGATTGTGTAGTTGACATTTGATTCATTTTGTATTATAATGTTCTTATTGGAGAGATGGCCGAGTGGTTTAAGGCAGCAGTCTTGAAAACTGCCGAAGTGAAAGCTTCCGTTGGTTCGAATCCTACTCTCTCCGTTTTATTTAAGATTTAACATTTCCTTAAACACTATCATCAAACCCTAACAAACTTGACAAGTTGAAACTACCGACTAGCATAACTAGTAGTATTCAACCGTAACCCTATGGATCAGCACACCTACGAGAACTGGGTGAAGATCAAGGAGACTTTTGAAGCCTCTGGGAACATGGATAATATGTTCTATAAGAGAGCAGTTGAAATCGTAAAGACCAGAAGAGACCCTCTGGCAAAGTTTCTTGGAGACGAGAAATGATGGAACCCTTTGATGACGATTATGTAACTCGCAGTGAAGTAAAGGAGATGATAGATGCAGCAATACGACGACACAACCGTAATGCTAGTATCATTAGTATGTGCGTCGGTTGGGTGGTTCTTGCTTTATTTGCTGAAGGACTTTTAAGACTCATAGGCGTCATTCCACCATTACTGCCATGGCTCAACATTACCCTGAAATAATAGGCATAGTCCTACTATTGGTTTTTGCTGCCACAATGTTTTATCAAGGCACAATGATATTCAGGGGGCAGCGTGGTTATCGCCATTGTGAGCGTGAGAATAAAAAAATGACTGATATGAGAAGGCGTATAGAGGAGTTAATGAAAGAAAATGACGACTGAAGAATGGTTTATCTTTATTGACTTCTTTTCACATATGCTCTATATGTTTGTGGCATTTATGTGTGGACTTATTATTGGTTACTTAATTGGATTTAAAAACGGAGGAGGAATGTAATGGCACATTTGCTTGGTAGATTTTTGATTGTATTAGCAATTCCATTCGTGGTTGCTACTCTTTATGTTGGGTCAAAGAAAGGAAGTTATTACGATAGTGACGACTATAAGGGAAATGGAACAGCACACTAGTCAGTGTTGGAATTTTGTTATGTCTTCCTTTGCCAGAAGTTATGGCATTGAGAGAGTGATGAGAGAAGAAAATTTTCATTGGATGGCACTACAATGGTGTGATGATAATAATTACACCTGTGATATTCATTTGGATGACCTAAAAAAGGTTGATTCATATTTTAGAAGATACTATGAGGAATGGAATTGATATGGGATCACAATTCTTAATTCTTGGGTTCTTTATAGCATTTGGGTTTTTCTTGTTCTTTATGTCTATAATCTAATGGGACACTTCGCAGCAGCAGCACTTAACAATCAAGTAGTATTAGGCATTATGTGTTATGCCTTGATTGTTGTGCCCATTATGGGTATGTGGGCAGTCCACAAATACAACTGGCAGCACTGGGCTCCATTTGACAAGGGGCACAAGAAGTAGTATAATTAGTTCTGTTGGGAGGCAAAACCACTCAACGCAACCGGATATCGCCTAACTTGGTCATGGCACCTGCTTTGGGAGCAGGAATAATTTCAGTTCAAATCTGAATATCCGGACTCGCCAGTTTCCTGACTGGCACACTTGACTACATAAAGTCAAACACTTATAATATTCAGGTATTCAAACACAACAATGTCTCTGATTCAAAAGTTCAAAAAGGATGTTAGCACTCTTCAACTTGCTGCTAACGGGGAAATCTACCTTGATGTAAAGAATCCGAAACTTTATAAAAAGGTCCGTCGCTTCTACGAAAATGAGGGCGTCGTATTTTCTGGTGACCCCCTTGACGACTACGAAATGCTTATGGAGTATATTGACCAAGATCTTCAGTCTGTTGAGGTTGGTTGATGAAAGTCGTTAGGAAACCTACTGTTCTGCTTGAGCGTTTTCCTTATCGGTATGTTCAAGTCGGCACTCTTGAAATCAACGGCAAACCTGATTGCCGTATTCAAAAAGTAGACGCATATACTGGGCGTTATCGTGATATGTACCTTTGCGATAATGAGATGCAACTCATTACTGCTATGGAAGACCACGACTATACCTGCTGGTTAGACCCCGATATGGTGCCTGCTTATGTGAAGGACGATGAAGAAGACACGGAGAGTCTTTAAAAGTACTGGTCGGGAGCAAACCCCTTATGTCAAAGTCTAATGTATTCCGATACATTGGTAATATCCTCCTCCTATCAGGTTACTTTTTCCTGTTATGGGGAGATATGAAAATCGGTTTATTTGTGAAGTGTATTGGGAATGTCTTTGTCGTTCCCTTTGCCATCAAATATAAGTTTTGGGACATTCTTTTCTTATGTGGTTTTTATGCCGCTATTGAGATACCAAAACTAGTTCAACTTTTCCTAGTTAAGGCAAACTAGGTGGTGGAGTCAATCCCCTTATGCCCGTGATGGAGACACGCTAACAACCCTGGTGCGGATGGGACTCTCTCCCGCCTGGTTTCCAATTTCCAGTCAAAGAATTGGTGGCGAGCCTGAGCTTAACGAGAGGGGTTTACAAGACCCCTCTTTTTTTGTATAATACATACTATAGAGTTTATGATTTTATGAGTCAGTATATGAAGAAAGCACTGGTGCTAGGTGCTGGTGGTTTCATTGGAAGTCATATGGTTCGCAGACTGCGTTCCGAAGGATATTGGGTTCGTGGTGTAGACCTTAAGTATCCAGAATATTCAGAACACGAAGCGAATGAATTTGTTCTTGGGGATCTTCGTGATGTAGATTTTGTTCGTCGTGTTCTTGAGTACAAAGGAGATAGAGGTAATTTTTATAATTCAGTTCCTTATCGTTATATTCAGGCATTTGATGAGATCTATCAATTTGCTGCTGACATGGGTGGTGCAGGATTTGTATTCACTGGTGATAATGATGCCGACATCATGCACAATTCGGCAACAATTAACTTGAATGTTTTGGAAATGCAACACCAGATGAATGAGCGTCTGGGTAAGAATAGCACCAAGATTTTCTATTCTGGATCGGCATGTATGTATCCAGAGCACAATCAACTCGATCCTGACAATCCTGACTGCCGTGAAGAATCCGCCTATCCTGCTAACCCAGATTCGGAATATGGTTGGGAGAAACTTTTTTCAGAGCGACTTTTTTTCGCTTATCATCGTAATTACGGGATCCCTGTTCGGGTTGCTAGGTATCATAATATCTTTGGACCAGAAGGAACTTGGGACGGTGGAAGAGAAAAAGCACCAGCAGCAATCTGCCGTAAAGTAGCATATCTTCCAGAAGACGGCGGCACCATTGATGTCTGGGGTGACGGAAAACAAACTCGTTCATTCCTTTATATTGATGAGTGTATTGAAGCAACTCGCCGTATGATGGATTCTAACTTTATTGGTCCTGTAAATATTGGGTCTGAAGAGATGGTGACGATTGATCAACTGGTTGATACTGCCGCTAAAGTTTCTGGTAAAACCGTTGAGAAGAATCATATTCCTGGTCCTCTAGGCGTTCGTGGTCGTAACTCAAATAACGATGTGATCCGTAGAGAACTTGGTTGGGATTACTCTCAATCTCTTGAAGAAGGTATTCGTAAGACTTATTCATGGATTAGTGAGCAAATCAATGCGAAGAAAGTTTAATTTAATCGGAGATACTTTTACTCATCTTACAAATGGAAACAAAGGATATTCCGTTCATGGTAAAGAGTCAAAGTATATTGAATGGGTCAAAGAGGGAGGAGAGTGCTCTTTTTATATTGACAGCACTCTCCCTTATGCCTGGATGGATGATGCTCCAAAAGGACCAAAATATGCCTGGTTATTGGAATCAAAATACATCACTCCACAAATTGTAGATCAAGTCAAAATGTTTCCAGAAAAATATTTGGAAACATTTGATGCCATCTTCACACATAATCAAGAACTTTTAAAAATTGATCCAAAGTTTAAGTGGTGTCCTGCTCAAGGATTCTGGATCAAGGAACCAAAGATCTATGAGAAATCAAAGATGATTTCTATGATTGCCTCAAACAAAAGAATGTGTGAAGGGCATAGACTTCGCCTTCAGTGGGTTGAAAGAATTGGAGATCAGGTTGATCTTTATGGTCGTGGATTTAATGAAATCGCCTTAAAGGAAGAAGGTCTTTGTGATTACATGTTCTCGGTTGCGATTGAGAATGGTCAATATGAGACTTACTTTACAGAAAAACTTTTAGATTGCTTTGCCACAGGAACCATTCCTGTTTATCTTGGAGCACCAGATATTGGAAAGTATTTCAATAAAGATGGTATAATTGATTTGACAGATGAATTCGATGTATCTGAAGACATTTACTATTCTAAAATGGATGCCATTCAAGAAAATCTGGAAAAAGCAAAAGAGATGGAAGTTTTAGAAGACTTTATTTACCTTAATTACTTTAATTAACATGGGACAAATTTATCAAGCAGTAAAACCGAAAGAAGTCATTGAGACTTTTGGTATTAAGAACTTTGTGGAGACTGGCACTGGAATTGCCGACAGTCTTTCTTATATTCTCAATGTGCGTCCAGATGATCTCAATGTTTATACTATTGAGTTAATGGATGAACTTCATACTAAATTGGTAGAGAAGTTTGAGGGAACACCTAATCTTCATCTAATCAAAGGGTATAGTCATGTTGAGATGAAAACTATTCTGGAAACTCTGTCACCAGAACCAACTCTGTTCTGGCACGATGCTCATTTTCCAGGTGCTGATTTTAATATCAATGGTGCCACCTATACAAGTGAAAAAGACCCTACAAAAAGAATTCCACTTGAATCTGAATTAAGAGTCATTAAAGAAAGTGGTAGAGATATTTCAAAAGATGTATTCATTCTGGATGATTTGAGAGTTTATAAGGATGGTCCCTATGAAGGTGGCAACTGGGACTTAAGGAAAGTTGCTGGGGCCGATGGTATTGATTTTGTCTATGAGTTGTTTGACGAAACTCATGTTATAATTGAATCGTATGTCGCACAAGGATTCTTGATTCTATTCCCTGTTGATGCTGACCTTGAAGTGTGTAAAGATCTTATTGAAGGAGTTGTAAATTAATGAAGTTTTTAATTACTGGAATCACTGGATTTGCTGGACCTCACCTAGCAAATCTTCTTCATGCTGAAGGTCATGAAATCTATGGATTGATTCGTCGTACCAATGGGATGGAGACTGACATTCATGATGTAGTTCCTGATGAAGTATACAACTCTATTACTTTTTTGTATGCTGATTTGTGTAACTATCGTTCTTTGAGAAATATCTTTGAGAAGTATCAGTTTGATGGTGTCTTTCATCTTGCTGCTCAATCACATCCTCCATCCAGCTTTACTGATCCCATTGGTACGATGGAAACCAATGTGATGGGCAGTGCTAATCTAATTCAAGTAATTGTGGATCATCAACCAGACTGTAAGTTGATGTTCTGCTCTACATCTGAAGTCTATGGTAATGTGGGACAAGACGGTCGTAAGATTCACTGGGAAGATACGATTCTTCCTGCCAATCCTTATGGAGCATCAAAGGCAGCAACTGATGTTTATCTTCAGGAGCGTATGCAGAATGGATTCATTAAGGGATTCATTACTCGTGCTTTCTCCCATACTGGTCCCCGCCGAGGTAAGATCTTCTCTATCTCATCTGATGCTTACCAGATTGCTAGAATGATGAAGGGTCTTCAGGATCCTGTTCTTCTTGTTGGCAACTTAAGCACAACTCGTGTTGTGATGGATGTTCGTGACACCGTAAGAGCTTATTATCTGGCAATGATTAACCCAGAAGTTACCAACCACATCTTTAATATTTGTGGAGATACTCCTCGTAAGATGCAGTTTTTTACAGATAAATTGATTGAACTGTCTGGTTTGGATCATGTGGAGCAAAGGATTCATGAACCCTTCTGGCGTCCTCATGAGATCTATTATCAGCACGGTGACTCTACTAATCTTGTAGAACTGACTGGATTCAAGGAAGAGTATGATATTGATACGACTCTGAATGATCTTCTCAAGTATTGGTACGACAAGATTAACTGATGAACATCATTATTGATCAGGCAGGAGGACTGGGAGACATCTTCTTTATTCAGAAGATCGCAACAGTTTTATCTCAAGAGCATACTGTTTATCATCCAGTCACTCCTTCTTGCTGGTCTGCTGGTGTGGATCAGATGATTACTAGTTCTCATATTGGTGCTCAAGGACAACTCCAACTTCCTTCTGGTGAGGTTGGAGTTCTTGATTTGTCTAATGTTCCCAAATCAAGAGGATCTTGGGATGTAATGGGTACAAAGTATGATGCCGTAGGAATCTCTTATGATGACTGGCAAGATTATTTCAAGTATGAGCGTAATCTTGAACGGGAAGAGAATCTTCGTAAAAGACTTGGATTAGAGAAAGGTGATCCGTTTATCTTTATCAATCCATATTATAGTGTCTACAAACCAATGAATGGAGTTTATCAGCAAATCCCAGAAGGATATGATGGGAAGGTTGTTGAGATGGATCCGAATATTCCTGGTGGTAAAGTCTTTGACTGGTGTTGGGTTTTTGAGAATGCTGAAGAAATGCACTCCGTTGACACATCACTTCATTATGTGATGGAGACACTGGACCTCAAAGCAACACGACTTACGATTCATCCCAGACACTATAAGTATTCTGAAAGAGTCTATGATGGGATTCTTAAGAAACCTTGGCAATGGATTGAGTATACAAGAGATGAATGGAGAGAGATGACTCCAATGGAGGTAGAATGAAACTAGGATTAATTTATCAACCCTGTGGTCTTGGAGATATTTTATTTCTTCAAAAACTAGCACATCATATTAAAAGTCTAGGATATGAAGTCTACTGGCCAGTTGTATCAGAGTTTGAATGGTTAAATGATTATATTCCAGACTTTAATTTTATTTCTTGGGGTGATAATGAAGTAAAACTGACTCGCCCACCTCTACCAGATTACATTCAGTTTCCTGGAATTGAACATTATCTTCCAGAGAAACAAACTGAAATTACAGATGACCTGTTTTATTTTCAAGGTTTTGGAAACTACCAACCGATTATGGCAGGTAAGTATGACAGTATTGGAATGGATTGGAAAGACTGGAGAGATTATATTAAGTTTGTCCGTAACAAAGAGAAAGAAGATAAACTGTTCTATGATGTTCTAGGACTCAAAGATGATGATGTATATGTTCTTGTAAATCGTTACTGGTGTACGAGACCACAAGTTGAAATCTGTGATAGAATATCTGTGAATCCTGCTGACTATGGTGGAGCACAAGTCGTTGAAGCAAAGCATATTGAAGGATACTCTTTGTTTGACTGGTGTAAAGTAATTGAAAAGGCAGCAGCATATAACTTTATTGAAACATCCTGGAACTATCTTTTTGAGACTTCTGAACTCTTTGACAAGGTAAAAGACAAACCAATGTTCCTTCATCACCGTTGGGGTGACTGGTCGCAAACAAGATACTTATTTAATCTTCCCTGGCAATATCAATGATTAAAACAATCAACTATCAAGAAACTACATATCCTCATTTCCAGACCATTGGTAATGCCTCTCAATTTGCGATTCCATTTGCCAAACATGTTTGTTCTGGATTTGGATATGATATTGGTTGTATGAAACCCGAATGGTCTTTTCCTGGATCTACCCCTATTGATTTGAGTTTTGATGATGACTGGGATGCCAATCATCTTCCAGAAAGAGATCCTGATTATATTTTCTCTAGCCATTGTCTTGAGCATGTTGACGATTGGGTTGAGACAATGAACTACTGGTATGAACGCCTTATAGATGGAGGAGTTCTCTTCCTCTATCTTCCAGATTATAGTCAGAAGTATTGGAGACCCTGGAACAACAGAAAGCATAAGCATGTATTTGTTCCAGAGATGATTCGTGATTATATGGTTGACCGTGGGTATAAGAATGTGTTTGTTTCTGGAGTTGATCTGAATAACTCATTTATGGTGATGGGGGAGAAATGAAAATCATTTTTGTGAATGGTTGCTTTGATGTTCTTCATCCAGGACATATTCAACTGTTTGAGTATGCCAGATCTCTAGGTGATTATTTGATTGTTGCGATTGACTCTGATGAAAAAGTCTCACAAATGAAAGGAGAAGGTAGACCAATCTTTTGTCAGGATGATCGTGCTAAAACTTTACAAGCAATTCGTTATATTGATGTTGTTCACATCTTTAATAGTAAAGAAGAACTTGAGGATTTGATAAAAACAATTAATCCTGATATAATGATTGTAGGATCTGATTGGAAAGGTAAAGAAGTCGTAGGTGAACAGTATGCCAAGGCAGTTCGGTTTTTTGACAGAGTTGGAGAATACTCAACAACAAGAACATTACAAGGTCTTACTTATCGGTGAGTCTTGTAAGGACATTTATCATTATGGTGTCTGCGACAGGTTATGTGCGGAGGCACCTGTTCCTGTGTTTGATTACAGAGCAGAAGAGACTCGTCCAGGAATGGCAGCAAATGTCAGAGAGAATCTGCTTTCCTATGGTTTGGATGTTGATTTTGTTACCAACGATCCAGACCAATTAATCAAAAGAAGATTTGTGGATACAAAATCAAATCAACTTCTTTTGAGAGAAGATCTTGGGCATCAAGTAGATCCTGTAGAAATACCTGATTGTAAAAAGTATGATGCCGTAGTCATATCTGATTATTGTAAGGGTATTCTTGATCTTGATTCTATCAGTGTCTTATGTGAAAAGTTTGGTGGTCCTGTCTTTGTTGACAGTAAGAATCCAGATCTCAAACATTTCAACAACGCGATCATCAAGATTAATAATGATGAGGAGAACAAGATGAAGAGTCTCCCAGAGAATTGTGAACTTGTGGTCACAATGGGTAAGTTGGGAGCAAAGTGGAAAGATTATGTTTATCGTTCTCCTCAAGTGGATGTGTTTGATGTGACTGGAGCAGGAGATGTTTTCCTGGCAACACTTTGCTACTTTTATCTACATACTAGAGATTTAAATGTTGCCATACCAAAGGCAGTTTATCTGGCTTCCAAATCAGTTCAGCATATGGGAGTTTATATTTTAACTCAAGAAGATATTAATGAGGTTCTATGAAAGTTTTAAATTTTGTGAGACCAGAGAACGGACTTACTGAAGATCCTTTATACTATTTGAATTTTGAAAAGTATGAGGATGTTGCCAGAGACTGCTACTTGTTTATGGCAGATTTTTATGGTGACTTATATTCTGGTCAGTATGAAGATAAGGAGAAGGTTGTTCTGACGCTAGAAGAACCAAACTTTTGTGTAGTTCAGGGACCGAAAGCAGTTCTTCACGAAAAGGCAGATAAAATCTTGACTCTGTGCCCATACACTGCCGAATTGTTTGAGAATAGAACCTTTGTGTTCTTCCCCTTTAGTGAAGATTGGATTCCAGAAGAGCGGGAAAAGACAATAGATGTATCTTATTTTGGAAGTCTACCAAACGCAGTGCCCTGGCAAGATTACATTCAGAATGTCTTTACCAAATACAATTTTAGATTTGGTCATTACAGTATGGGTAATGTTCCTAGATGCTCTTATGCTGATAAGATAAAGATGCTTTCTGAAACTAAAGTAGCAGTTGTTCATGGTCTTTGTAATATTAATCCAGCAACAGCAGAAAATTATTACAACTTTCCTAGAGGTAAAGAGAACAAAGCATTTACGCACATTGATCGTGGAACAATGCCTCAAATTAAATCAAGAATGTTTGAAGCAGCATTTGCCAAATGTGTGATTCTGTGTCAGAGAGATCCTTGGAATCCGATTGAGCACTTCTTTACTCCAGATCAAGACTTTATGTATTTTGATGATGAGGCAGATCTTGATAGGCAATTGAGATATGTGATTGATAATTATGATATGTTTGACTCTATGAGAGAAAACGCTTATAATAAGGCAGTGAATAACTACACGACAAAACACTTCGTTGAAAAGTATTTAATGTGAACAAGTATATTGTAACGACAACTATCAATCCCCCTACTCTTGCTACGATCAAGTATTCAAGAAAAGAGGATTGGACTCTGATTGTGGTGGGGGATACTAAAACCCCACACTATGAGTATGAAAATCTAAACTGCATTTATCTCTCTCCAGAATATCAAGAGAAAACCTATCCAGAGTTGAGTGAGACAATTGGTTGGAAATCTATTCAACGCCGTAACATTGGATTTGTTGAGGCATACAATCGTGGTGCTGATATTGTTGCGACCGTTGATGATGATAATATTCCTTATGATGGCTGGGGAACTAATGTTGTTGTGGGTGAAACTGTAGAGATTGACTTCTACAACACTGATCTTGGAGTCTTTGATCCACTGTCAGTCACAGAACACAATCAAGTCTGGCATCGTGGATATCCAATTGATCTGGTTCCTTACAGAGATAGGGTTTCTTATGGTGGCAAACTCAAGCGTAGAGTTTTGGTTCAGGCAGATCTGTGGGATGGTGATCCTGATATTGATGCGATGGCAAGACTGTCTATTCGTCCTATCGTAAAGTTTGATAAGATTCAAGGTCCTTATGGATCTCTTTCTATCTCACCATTTAATAGTCAGAATACTTTCTTGGCACGAGAAGTTATTCCTTACTATTCTGTGTTTCCTCATGTTGGTAGGATGGATGACATTTGGGGTGGATATGTTCTTCAGCATTATTTCCCCAAGAGTGTTGTTTATAATAAGGCATCTGTTTATCAGGACCGAAATGTTCAGGATCTGGTAACCAATTTGGAAAAGGAAATCATTGGATATAGGTATACGACTGATCTGATTCGCAGTTTGTCTGAATGGGAATCTATTGTTCCGAAAGAAACTGTTGCTTATTGGAATGCTTATCGGAGGTGTTTTGAATGAAGTATGTGGTTGATATTGACGGTACAATCTGTGATAAACCAGAGTGTAGAGATGATTGTGATTATGAAACCAGTATTCCAAAACCCGATAGGATTGCCAAAATAAATAAGTTGTATGATGAAGGAAACCAAATCATTTATCTTACCGCTAGAGGTATGGGTAGGTCGGGCGACAATGCTGACCTAGCGAAAAGAATGTTCTATGAACTTACAAAGCATCAACTAGACCGTTGGGGTTGTAAGTATCACAAGTTAGTTCTAGGCAAACCTTCTGGTGATTACTACATTGACGATAAAGGAATGAATGCTAATGAGTTCTTCGGAGATTAAGTTTGTTCCCAAAGGATGGGGATTTGAAAAGTGGATTGTGAATTGTGAAGAATACTGTGGGAAACTCCTTTATTTTGTAAAGGGAAAGAAGTGTTCTTGGCATTATCACAAACTTAAGGACGAAGTTTTTTATATTCAATCAGGAAAAATTAAACTTCTTTATGGTGATGAAGATGATATATGTAATGCCATTGAAATCATTTTAAATCCTGGAGATAAGTTTCATATTTACAGGGGATTGAGACATCAAATGACTGCTTTATTGGACACAGAACTTTTTGAATTTTCAACACAACACTTTGATGAAGACAGTATTCGTATTGAGAGGGGAGACTGATGGCAATTAGTTATAATCGTCTTGGATCAAATGGCAGACTTGGAAATCAAATGTTCCAATATGCTGGGCTTCGTGGTATTGCCGCAAAGCACAATTATTCCTGGTTAGTTCCTCCACCAAATTCTTATGGTGATGCGAACTATGGACTTTTTGAGTGCTTTGAAATGTCAACAGTGACAGAAGAGAACTTTGGTATTACACCATACCAAAGCATTGCCACAGGATGTTTTGAGTTTAATGAAAAGTTCTTTGAAGATTGCCCAGATAATGTGAATCTTCATGATTATTTTCAGACAGAAAAATATTTCAAAAACGCAGAAGATATTATTCGTAAAGATTTTGAATTCAAGACTGACATCAAAGAACCTTGTTTAGAAATCACCGAGCAATATAAGGATTTTATTTTCCTACATGTTCGTCGGGGTGATTATTTAAATCAACCACAATACCACCCTGTTTGTTCACTTGAATACTATCAGAAAGCATTGGCAGAGTTTCCTGACGATGTTCCTGTCTTTGTATTTTCCGATGACCTTGATTGGTGTAGAGAAAACTTTACTGATGATAGGTTCTTGATTCCTGATGAGAATCCTCTTTACAATCATCTATCAGATACCAATGATGGTAAAGTTAGATCTCCTATTCCTTACTATGACCTCTGTATGATGAGTATGTCTTCTGGTGGAATCATCGCAAACAGTTCTATGAGTTGGTGGGGTGCCTGGCTACAAAATGGTCGTGGAAAAGTCATCGCACCGAAGACCTGGTTTGGTTCTGCATATGCCAATTATAATATGTCAGATCTAATTCCAGAGGGATGGATTCAACTATGAAAGATTTGACTTATATTATTCCCACAAGGATTGAATCAGAAGATCGTTTAAAAAATATCATTACTTCTGTAACTTATCTTCTTAAGAACTTTCCAGAGGCAAAAGTAATTGTAAAGGAAGTCAGTGAGAGAGAAACATTTAAGTTTCGTGCGATCCCAGAGATTAAAAAATATGTGAGCACTGATAATCTTCAATATATTTTTGAACAAAGTGATGCTCACTTGTTTCATAAGACTCGGATTCTCAATGATCTGATTCTTCTGGCAGAAACAAAAGTAGTTTGTAGCCATGATGTTGATGTAATCTATCCTGTCAGTAGTCATCAACAGGCATATCAGACGATCCTAAATGGTGAAGCAGATGTAATCTATCCTTATGGTTGTGGAGTTTATCAGTATCAGGTAGACTATCCAATGGAAGTCTTTCAATCATTTCTTGAAAGTGGATTTGATATGAGGGTCATTGAGACCAGATGTAGAACAGAATCTTCTACGATTGGTTGGACACAGTTCTATTCCAGAGAAAAAGTCATTGCTGGTGGAATGTGGAATGAAAATTTTCTATCATGGGGTGCCGAAGACTGTGAGTTCTATTTCCGTTTTAATGCTCTTGGATATAGAGTCGGCAGAGTGAACGATTGGATCTGGCATTTTGAACACGGAAGAACTCATAACTCTCATTATCACAATCCAAAGTTTATGGATAATCATAATCTATGGCAATGGTTGAGAGAACAGAACAAAGAAACGATTGTACAATATATGAATCAACAGGAATACTTGGCACGGAGATTTAAAGATGCTGGCATTTAATCATCTAGGACATTTGGGTAGACTGGGCAATCAAATGTTCCAGTATGCTTCTCTGCGTGGTATTGCTGCCCGTAGAGGATATGACTTTGGGATTCCACCTTCTAAATTTGAGGATGAGTGGAGATCTCATCAGTTGTTTGAACTCTTTGATCTACCAAATCTACCCAGATCAAATGTCAAGTATTTGGATGGTGGCAATGCTCCTATTGCTCAAGAACGATTCTTTCATTTTGATCAACTCTTGTTTGATCAGTGTCCAAATGATATTTCATTGTTTGGATATTTTCAATCAGAAAAATACTTTAAACATATAGAAGATTCTATTAGAGAAGACTTTGTATTCAGAGATCATATTCTAGAACCTTGTAAAGAGATCGCAGAAGGTTTTGACAATCCAGTATCTCTTCATGTTCGTCGCACGGACTACTTGACAAATAATGCGAATCATCATAATCTGTCTCTTGAATACTATGAAGAAGCACTAAAGCATTTTGACGGAAGACAAGTCATTGTCTTCTCTGATGATCCTGAATGGTGTCAGGAGCAAGAACTGTTCTCGGACGATCGGTTCCTTGTATCAGAATCTGGAGACAATAAGATTGATTTGTGCCTGATGACTTTTTGTACATCACACATCATTGCCAATTCATCGTTCTCCTGGTGGGGTGCCTGGTTGGCAAAGAGTGAACAGGTCATCGCACCATCAAAGTGGTTTGGTCCTAATAACGCCGATAAAGAAACAAAAGATTTAATTCCTGAAACCTGGACTATTATCTAATGGATAGAAACAAATCAGCATATAAACTCAAAAACTTTGGACCTGTATATTATCTTAATCTGGACGGACAATCAGAGAGAAGACAATATATGGAGGATCAACTCAAGTATTGGGAGGTAGAAAACTATGAACGCATCTCTGCTTATGATGGTAGAGATGATGATTTAAGCGACATTATTAAAGGTAGATATCCAGAAGACATGACTTCTGGAGAGATTGGATGTACAACCTCTCATCTTAAGGCAATTAAACACTGGATGGATACTTCGGATAGTCCTTATGCTATTTTCATGGAGGATGATGTTGATTTAGATACTGTTCGTTTTTGGGATTTTACCTGGACACAATTTGCCTCTAAACTTCCTTATGATTGGGATGTGGTTCAGTTGGCAATTATCTGCACAGGAGATCTTCATGTAAAACTTCATCGTAGATTTATTAATGACTTCTCTACTGCTTGTTATATGATTACTCGGCATCACGCAGAGAAAATTATTAAACATCATATTAGAGATGGCAAATATAAACTTGATAATGGTGTGAAACCCAGAGCAGTTGCCGATGATTTGATTTATAATTCTGGAAACACTTATGCCATACCACTTTTATTGTATAAGATTCAGTTGGGATCTTCAATTCACCCAGAGCACATTGATATTTTCCACCGTGCTAGTCATGATGGATTGAGAAACTATTGGGAACAGCAGGGACCAAACATGAAGATAGATGATTTGATGGCATATGATCCTTATCTGGGAAGAGTTACAGAACCTTCTCAACCCAATCAGTAAGCATTTATACTTACCTTGTGTGAAAACCGTAACAAGAGGGGCTTGACCCCTCTTTATTTTTGCTATATAATTGTGTAACAATTCTTAATGAATGTAACAATGACTGTAACTAAAAATGAGTTCGGGCAAATGAATATGTTTGCTAAAGAACCTTCCATGTACATGACAAAGGAAGATCTTGAGCGTTATGGTATTGAACCATATGCCGAGAAAGCAGAGCGTCTCAATGGTCGCACTGCGATGATGGGTTTCGTAGCAGCCTTGATTTCTTACGCATTTACTGGTAAACTGTTCTTTGGTATTTTTTAAGTATTTTTACCTATGACCTATAATGTTACTCTCCGCTCTCCCGACGGTTCCGAGACTACCATTCAGTGTGCGAGCGATCAGTATATTCTTGAAGCGGCAGAAGAGGCGGGTATTGACCTTCCTGCGTCGTGCCGTGCTGGTGCTTGCTCCGCCTGTGCTGGTAAACTCGTAGAAGGAACCGTAGATAATGAAGAGCAGTCATTCCTTGATGATGATCAAGTAGCAGACGGTTGGATTCTTACATGTACCGCTTATCCCACTAGCGATTGTGTGATTCTTACCGAACAAGAAGAAAACCTTTAATTTTAGGAGAAAAACAATGAACGAAAGAGCAGAACGCATTAATGGTTGGGCAGCAATGATCGGTATCGTTGCCGCAATGGGATCTTATGCCCTGACGGGTCAAGTAATTCCCGGTGTATGGTGATGGAGGTTAAAATGCGTAAAGAACAATATCAAGTCCCACAAGTATCTTTTGTATTTCGTGAGAATGGTGAGTTTGTAACTCGCACCACTTCCGAACTGTTTGATAATAAGCGAGTAGTAATTTTCAGTCTGCCTGGTGCATTCACTCCTACTTGTAGTGCCTATCAACTTCCAGGATTCGAGGAGAACTACGATGAATTTGCTGCTCTTGGCATTGACGCTATTTACTGCCTTTCTGTTAATGACGGCTTTGTCATGAATGCCTGGGCACAAGATCAAAATATTGAAAAAGTAAAACTTATCCCCGATGGAAATGCCTATTTCACCAGAAGTATGGGTTATCTGGTCAACAAGTCTAACCTTGGTTTCGGTCAGCGTTCTTGGCGTTATGCTGCGGTTGTGGATAACGGAGTCATCGAGAAACTATTCCTTGAAGACGGTTTCCGTGACAACGCAGACACCGACCCATACGAAGTATCGACACCTGAAAATGTTCTAGAATATGTAAAGTCAACTGTGAGGGAAACCGCACCAGTTTGATAGAATAAGTAATAATACCCAACTCTGTCTCTAAATAAGAGGCAGAGTTTTTTTGTATATGCCCAGAGGACAACTGACTAAGGATATTATAAAGTGTGAGGTTATTAAATTAAAGGCAGACTTGGATAAGGAGTGGATGGATAAATCTGGACATGATCCAAAGTGGTTAGCACATCAATACCTGAACAAGGTGCTTGATAAAATAGAAGAATATAGGGTATAATAAATACTTGATAAGGAAAAAAACTATTCATAATTAATGGGAATTTTTAAGAAAACTATCAAGTATTCTAAACCCTCAAAAGATTTAGATAACAAGATAAAGGAACTTGATGAAGAACTTAAAAACACAGGAGTCCTTGAAGGTGAAAGTGACTCTGAAGTTTTTGTTGTTAAGGAATCTGTTGTAGAAAAGTTACCAAAAATATATGATGAAGTAGAAGTAGATGTTCAAGTAGAAGAAGAGAATTTATATCATTGGAGAAAATCTTTTGCTGCTGACTCTGATGTTAAAATTGAAGAGTTAGAAGAAGATGAAGAGCAATATCACAAGTCTTTAAACAATGTTGAGAGTTATATTTCTCAAAGTAATAAAGAACTAATTGAAGTACGAGATCAGGTCTTCCAAGAAATTTCTGAATCTACGTTACTAAATTTACCAGAAATTAAAGACAAGATTTCAAAGGTTCTAAAAATCTATGATCAGATACAAGAAGGTCTTTTAAACGAACCACCCGAAACAAAAAATAGTGATCCTTTAACACCACTTGTGAGTGTTGAAGATTTGAATAAACATTACACTTTATTCATTAATCGTATTCAGCAGCAACTATCTACACTTGGCGGCGGCGGAGAAACTCAGTTAAAGTATCTTGACGATATTGTTGGTATTGCTACGAATGCTTCTGTATATGACGGCAAATTTCTTAAGTACGATCATTCTGTAGGTAAGTTCATATTTGAAACGGTATCAGGTGGAGTTGTTGGATCTGCTGGTACTTGGTCAGTAGACTCTGTTGGAATTAATACCATTAAAAATGTTGGTATTGGTACAACTGCTAAAGATGGATATAAGTTATATGTTGAAGGTGATGTTAGAGTAACTGGTATTGTTACTATTGGATCTTCCTCTATTACTTTAGATGGAAATAGTAATCGTATTATTGTTGGTACTGGAGTTACAATTAATGGGAGTAGTGGCATTATTAGTGCTACTGCTTTCCATGTTAATGGATCTCCTATTGGAGCTACAGGTGCTCAAGGTACACAAGGAACTATTGGAATACAAGGGATTGTTGGTATACAAGGAGCAACTGGAACTCAAGGAACTACAGGTGTTCAAGGTGCTACAGGTGCTGGTACACAAGGAACTACGGGTTCTCAAGGTGTTACAGGTATACAAGGTACTACTGGTAGTCAAGGTGTTCAAGGAACACAAGGTACTCAAGGAACTCAAGGAACTCAAGGTTTACAGGGTCTTCAAGGTACTCAAGGAACTCAAGGTTTACAGGGTCTTCAAGGTACTCAAGGACTTCAAGGTTTACAGGGTCTTCAAGGTACTCAAGGACTTCAAGGTTTACAGGGTCTTCAAGGTACTCAAGGTACTCAAGGAACTCAAGGTTTACAGGGTCTTCAAGGTACTCAAGGTACAACAGGAGCACAAGGAACTACTGGTACTCAAGGTATTCAAGGTATAACTGGTGCTCAAGGAACTACTGGTACTCAAGGTATTCAAGGTATAACTGGTGCTCAAGGAACACAAGGTCTTCAGGGAACTCAAGGAACTCAAGGAACTCAAGGTCTTCAGGGACTACAAGGAACACAAGGTCTTCAGGGAACTCAAGGAACTCAAGGAACTCAAGGTCTTCAGGGACTACAAGGAACACAAGGAACACAAGGTCTTCAGGGAACTCAAGGAACTCAAGGAACACAAGGTCTTCAGGGAACTCAAGGAACTCAAGGAATTCAAGGTACTCAAGGAATTCAAGGCACTCAAGGTGTTTCTGGTCCAGTAGCAGGATTATCTTATGAAGTTGTTTACAAAAATGGTAGTAATGAACCAACTGGATCAAGTAATTTTACCTTTGATGGAACTCAATTAAGTGTTTATGATTTAAACGTTCAAAATAATATAACAATTGGTGGTACTTCTGTTTATATCAATGCTACAGAACTTAGAGTAGAAGATAGAGATATTGTTCTTGGATTTAGTACAACTACACTACCTAGTGATAGTAGTGCGAATCATGGTGGTATCGCTATTGCTTCAACAGAAGGTAACCCTTTAGTAGCATTAAATGCTGTAGGTATTAATACACTTCCCGATACCTACAAGCAGATTATGTGGGTTAAGCAAGGTACTTGGGGAGGTTTAGGTACTGATGCTTGGTTGTTTAATTATGGTGTTGGTATTGGATCAACTCAGTTTCCAGTAGGAACCAGATTGGCATCTGGTAATGTTCAATTTACTCAAAATGATTTAGCATTTGTTAGGAATATTAATGCTTCTGGAATTATAACCGCAACATCTTTTAGTGGTAATTCTTCTAGTTCAACAAACGCAGAATACATTAATATTTTACCACAAGCTAGTGATGACAATGTTTATTACATTCCATTTGAATCTGGAATTGGTTATACTTCTCTTTATATTGATACTGCTTTACTTTATAATCCAGGTCAAAATTTACTGACAATATCAAACCTTCAGGGAACTCAAATTAATCTGAGTCAAGGTATTAATGTTTCTGGCATCGCAACTATCGCAGGTGTTCTTGAACTAGATTCAAGTATTAAGGATATTAATAACACTGTTGGAGTTGCTGGTAGCATTCTTGTTTCTATTGGTACTGGTGTTTCTTGGACTACTGGTACTCAAGGTACAACAGGGGCTCAGGGAACTGTAGGATCGCAAGGAACTACTGGTACTCAAGGTATACAAGGGACCACTGGAACTCAAGGTATACAAGGGACCACTGGAACTCAAGGTACAACAGGAGCACAAGGAACTACTGGTACTCAAGGTATACAAGGGACCACTGGTACTCAAGGAACTACTGGTACTCAAGGTATTCAAGGTATAACTGGTGCTCAAGGAACTACTGGTACTCAAGGTATTCAAGGTATAACTGGTGCTCAAGGAGCCACAGGAACTCAGGGTACGACAGGAACACAAGGAACTACCGGTGCTCAAGGAACTACTGGTACTCAAGGTATTCAGGGGATTACTGGAACTCAGGGTACGACAGGAACACAAGGAACTACCGGTGCTCAGGGAACTACAGGATCTCAAGGTATTCAGGGGATTACTGGAACTCAGGGTACGACAGGAACACAGGGAATCCAAGGTTCAACAGGACCATCTACTACAATTAACGCAACAAATACTACTGATAATACTACTTTTTATCCTGTGTTTGTTGCTGCAGCAGGATCTAATCAAACCGCAAGTGTAAGGACAACAGCAACAGCATTTACATTTAATGCTAGTACGGGTGATTTAACTGCTACAGGAAATGTAATTGCTTATTCTGATGTTTCAATTAAAGATGATATTGAAGTTATTGAAAACGCAATAGAAAAATTAAATAAAATTAGAGGAGTAACATTTGTAAGAAAAGATTTAGCGGATAAGGAAAAGAGACATGCTGGTGTAATTGCTCAAGAAATAGAACAAGTGTTGCCAGAAGTTGTTGGGCAAAGTGAAGATGGAATTAAAACAGTATCATATGGAAACATAGTAGCACTTTTAATTGAAGCAATTAAAGAACAGCAAAAACAAATTGATGAATTAAAGAAAAAGGTGGTTTGAATTAATGACATTACCAATTTCTCCAAATTCAATTAGTTTAATGAATCTTCAATTGGAGTATGGTGGATCTACTCCTATTGGATTAAATGAATATTATGGTAGAGGAAATGCCCCATCTAGCGGTCCTATTGGATTAGCAAACTTTTTACAATCTGCAGGAGTTGCAAATCCAACATCAAGTGGTCTACTATTTGAATTAGATGCTAGAAATTCTAGTTCATATTCTGGAAGTGGTACAACATGGTTTGATACTACAGTTAATGATCGTGATTTTACACTAGTTAATAGTCCAACGTTTTCTGATCCAAATAAAGAATTTTTATTTGATGGGACAAATGATTATGTCTTTATAAATGATGCTGCGTGGATTCCAGAAGGAACAAGTGCTAAGACATTTGAATGTTATGTAAAAATGAATGCTTGGAGAACAGGTCAAATAGCATTTTTAACGAGTAAAACTTCACCAAATAACCAAAGTTGTAGTTTTGGATTTAAAGAAAGTAGTGGAGTTGTTACACTTGTTTTAGGAACTCAGGGTGGAGGTAATTTTTCAGAATCAACAGATGCTTATACATTACCAACTCCATCAAACTATCTTAATTCTTATCATCAATATGGTTTTACCTATGATGGTAGTGTTGCAAAAATGTATATTGATGGTTCTTTAGTTTTTACAAGTGCTTCGGGAAAAGCATTTCATAGTAATACTGCACCAATGCGTTTGATGGTTTTTGATCCTTCAAATGCTTCATTTACTTGGCCAGTGAATGCATATGTGAAAGGTATAAGAATGTATGATAGAGCACTCTCTGATGCCGAAATAAGCACCAATTATTCCTCTTGGACTGGTCCAATAACTCCTACAGATTCTGTTCTTACGTTATCTCCATCTGGTCATAGTGGTATTGCTTTTACTACAACTTTTACATTTAGTCAAAATGTTGCTGATTTTACCTCTTCAGATATTACTGTTACAAACGGGATAAAAGGAACTTTCACTGGTATAAGCACATCCCAATATACATTAGTAATTACTCCAAGTCCATCAAATTCTAATGTAACTATAGGTATATCAAGTACTGCATCATATAATGCTGGTAACAGAGGTAATAATGCACTCAATTCAACTATCACATATTCAACATTTATTTCTACAAATTTAGTTACATTACTTGATGCAACAAATTCTAGTTCTTACAGTGGATCTGGAACAACTTGGTTTGATGTAGCAGGAAATCCAACTACTTATAATGCTACTTTACTCAATGGTCCAACATTTAATAACACTGCACCAAAGTCTTTTTCATTTGATGGTAGCGATGATCGTGCTACTATGACCAGACCAATTGCTGATGACTTTACTATTGCTTGTTGGTTTAAAACTACTTGGTCAGGTGGAGATCCAAACAATCAATGGTGGGGTGCTGGTGCTTTAGTTGATGCTGAAGTTGGTGGGAGTACAACTGATTTTGGTTTGTCTGTTGGTGGTGGAAAAGTTCTTTTTGGAATAGGTAGTCCAGACACTACTATAAGATCAACGACTTTATGTAATACTGGAAGTTGGTTTTATATTACAGCAACAAGGCAAAAAAGCACAGGAAACATAAAACTTTATATTAATAGTTCTTTAGAAGATTCTACTACAGGAACAAACACTTCTTCATTAACCGCATCATCTATTTTGAGAATTGGTGATGCAAATCAAAATAACTTTACTGGAACAATATCTCAAGTACAAATTTGGAGTTCTGTATTGTCAGCGTCTGATATTACATCAAATTGGAATACTCATAAAGGGACTTACGGATATTGATTTGGACTAACCCCTTGACACCAGAAGCAGACCGTAGTATGATAAATAGGTAAACAAATGTTACGAAACCTAAACATTCCGTAACATTGTTAAACACCCGTTAACCGAGACCTATGGGTGTATAAATTACGTCTCTCATATCCCAGCTAAGGGTGCTGGGAGCATAGTATCTCCACCATTTCCCTGATGGTCTTACTACTTGCTAAAAAATGACTGCTACAATTTCACGTCAACAACAATCGAATACTTGGGAACAATTCTGCAACTGGGTTACATCAACCGATAATCGTCTTTATGTCGGTTGGTTTGGAGTTCTGATGATTCCTTGCCTGCTTGCTGCTACGACTTGTTTCATCATCGCCTTCATCGGTGCTCCTCCTGTGGACATTGATGGAATCCGTGAACCCGTTTCTGGTTCACTCATGTACGGAAACAACATCATCTCTGGTGCTGTGATTCCTTCGTCCAATGCTATTGGACTGCACTTTTACCCCATCTGGGAAGCTGCTTCCCTAGATGAGTGGC